CGCTAGAAGAAATTCTAGTGGTAAACATTCCCAAGTCAAGGTTGGCTTTATGAAGGCATTTACTTTCATAAAGTTATTCCAACTGTAGGGCTTTGCACACTTTCTTAAATGGGGTCACTGCTTTGAGCTACCTAGGATAAAGATCCTGACTTGGGGATGTCCCGGTGTAGCGGCAAACCTACTTTCGTAAGTCTACACGATACGACCGGTTCATACCAGGTCAGGCCTAGGGTTCTCGCAGCTCCCATCGAAGTAAGCGGGCTAGCACCCCATAGTTTGTCGAAGGCTGGCCTGAACATGAATCGCGGTACCTTTAACTTCATTACTTAAAGCTACAAATAACAAATTACAGCTGCGAATCATAGGGTTGTTAGTCCCTAAAATTCTAACTGCATTTGTACCTGTGGCTTACGGTAAATGGTCAAAGGAAGTGGCGATCTTCTTCAAGGATATAGATTCCCTTGTATCCACACGTGGTTTAGAGTTTACAGTAAAGTATGTCAAGTTGACACGCCTTGCTGTTACTCGATACCTGTGTGGTGAGCCACTACCAGTATTAGAAGGAGTAGAGCTTAGAGATGGGTTTCCATTGTGGATTCTCAACTTTAAACCTGCTCTTCAAGATAGGGATGAATTGAGAGTTCTTATGACACTTCTCGTGTCATTGAGATCTCTTTCATTCAAACCCATCTTGGATACGTCGACCATTACAGATCCGTATTTAGGAACTGATACCATTTCGGAATCAGAACTTAGTGCGGCCTGTCATGCTCTTCGTATATCTAAATGTGATAGTCACTTCTCTTTTCCACATATGACAACCAAAAGAGGTCCACTGGGTCAAGCTCTGTTGACTTCAATCACAGAGGTTACCTTACTAACTCCTCAACTAGTGCAGAATATTATAGCACTAGGGGGTAGTAAGCTGGCTTCTATGATTGAGGCTTTAACAGATAAACTTGACATTTTACAGTGGTCTTCGGTTGCCGATCTGTGGGCAAAAGAGTACAAGGCCAAATCCAATAACTTGAGGAAGTTGTCATATTTCAGTGACAAGGAGGGTAAGACTCGAGTAATCGGGATTCTTGATTATTGGACACAAGCCAGTATGAAACCTCTTCACGATATCCTTAATCGGATGTTGCGAAGGATTCCTACTGATTGTACCTTTAATCAGAACCGATTCTTCGAAATCTTACCTTCCTCTGGTCCATACTACTCCCTAGATTTGACAGCTGCTACAGATAGAATGCCTCTGCTTTTGCAGAAACGCGTCCTATCTCGTATCATCAGTCCAATCCAGGTTGAAGCATGGGCCAGCCTCTTAGTGTCTATGGAGTTCACCATTAGTGGATCATCTGATACTGTGAAGTATGCAGCTGGTCAACCAATGGGAGCCTACAGCTCATGGCCTGCAATGGCTTTGACTCATCATGTCCTTGTAAGGGTATCATCTCGGAGAGCCGGTAAAACGGCTTTCTTTGATAATTACTGCTTACTTGGAGATGATATAGTCATAGCTGATGCAGATGTGGCTGAGGAGTACAAGAAGTTACTTTCTCAACTTTGTATGCCAATCTCTGAAACGAAAACGCATGTATCTTTGGATACATACGAATTCGCTAAGAGGTGGGTACACAAGGGTGAGGAGGTAACTGGTTTTGCAATAGGTGGTCTCTTTTCCGTATGGAAGAGATATCCCCTTTTGCACAACTTCTTGGACACTCAATCACACCATGGTTGGAGTCTTGATCTTGAGAAGCACCCGGATCTAATCACATCCATATATAAAACATTTCTCGGACCACGTTTCATTTATGAAAAGGTGGCACGAGTCATTGCTTTATATATGGTGTTTAATTCGGTCTCGAAAGAGATTAATGTGGGAGTATACAGTGAAGCAGCCTATGCGGCTGTCTCACAATACTTCGGCATCAATGCCTCTTTGTCAGGCGAAAGCCTGATGAAATTCCTTAAGTGGAGTTTCACTATAGCAAAGAGACGCCTTATTAAACGTGATTGGGAAGC